AAATTCTCAATGAGCCATGCGTACAGGTTGAGCTGCTGCTCCCAATCTGCTTTCTCATTCATCACAGCCCACGCGCCCGTAGTCTTGTAGTCTGAGATGACAATGCCATCTGCCTCAATTCGTTGGAGGTCAACGGCACCAGAGATATCCCAACCATCTACGTTGGCGTGTATGCGCTGTTCGATGACGTGGTTATCGTCCTTGCCTTGTTCCAAGACTGAGTGGATGGCAGTGCCAAAGATTGCCCAGACTTTATCTGCGACATCCTCTTCCAATTCATCCCAGTGGCGTTTGCGCAGTTGAACAATCCGTGGTGAGGATAGAGCCTCAGTCACAGAAAGGTGCGCCTTACCCTTGGTATAAGTTGGCCGGTTCAGTACATTCACTATCGTCTGCGGTAGGTTGTACTTGTTCGTTACCTTCATTTGGTTTCCTTTTGGTTGCGAATACAGCTCGTAACGGCGAGCCTCCGTGTTCTGGGATCTCTTCGACCAATGTGGTGTAAGCTGTTGCCGTTCTCTGGCACGTTACCTTCACTCTCACTGGACCTTCTCTGCCCCATAAATCCTTTGTCAAATCCAAGATCACTTGCGCCCTCTCCTGCACGAGCAATCCACTTTCATCTCTCAAATCATCTCCTTTCACTTGTAGGATAAATCAAACTGAATTAGAATGCAACACATTGTACCCATCTTTTTTCATGTGTGATGTATGTTAACAATAAATTTACCGTATCCACCTAGTGTTAATACGTACTGGCTGACCAGTGGTAAGCGCCGTTACATCTCTAAGCGGGGGATGGAGTTTAAGGCAGCCGTGGTAGAAATCTGTCAGAACTTACCCTCGTTTGGGACTGCTGCCGTTGAAGTTTCCGTGCTGTTTCACCCGAGAGACAAGCGAATCATGGATCTGGACAACTCACTCAAGGCGATTGGGGATAGCTTGCAGGACGCCGGTATGTTTGAGGATGACTCACAGATCTGGAAGTGGACGATAGAGCGTGGTGAAAAGATCAAAGGTGGTGGGTGTACTGTTGTAATTAAACCGTATCGGAATACAATCTGATTGCCCGGCAGTTGCTAGTTGGGTTTTTCCTTTGGTTCGCATTAGGGGTGGTGTAACAGCCATCCCTTTTTTTGTAGTAAGATCGCGCTGCTGGACCTTCATCCAGTTTCCTGTCGCACTCCTCCTCCGTGCGTTTAGAACCCCTGGCTTCGGTCGGGGGTTTTTCTTTTGTCACTCCAAACGTTTGGAGTGAGAAATTCGTGTATAGTTAATTCCGTTGGTGAGATCAGACAACCAAGTCGGAGTGCTATGCGTGGTGATGTCTTAAGTCAAGCAGAAACGTCCAATCTTCTGAGGAATTCTTGATGACACGCACGCCTGTCGCTAGGACAAGCCTGAGATGGGTACAGGCCATCAACCCTTACACGCATGGGGATTGTCAGGGGCTTGAAACCTCTGCGGTGGTCACTAACCTGCCACTGTAAATTTGGTAGTCCTCATTCGTGTTGGTGGTAAAACGGGTTAGCTCCGTTGTGTTTTCCTTAGTTCGGTTTTCACCAAAGCACTGCTTTATGTGCCCACCAACAACTAACACGCATGGGGATTGAGGCGTCTAGAAGCCGTGGGACGCGTTCCGACTTTAAGTGCAGTCCCCATTCGTGTTGGTGGTGCAACGGGTTAGCGCCGTTGTAAAGCCCTTTCTGGCTTTGTTGAACACACCCACTGCTTCATGTGAGCCACCAACAACTTAAAGGCAACCCATGATCTTTACTCCCGAATCTTTAGCGCCCGCTCTTCGTGCAGGACGTAACGCTTTGAACTGGACTCAGCAAGAAATGGCTGAGAAATCTGGAGTTTCTATGCCTACGATTGCTAGGACTGAAACCAGTAACAATCCAAAGATGGATACAGTGCTGGCGTTGTTCAGAGTAATGGCTGAACATGGGGTATCTTTTGAATGGCAAGAGCAAGGTTTTGCCATGAGCGTAAATTTTTTACAAAAACAGTTGACAACTACAGACTAGTAGTGTTTATAATCTATTCGCTAGGTGTGAGAGCCGCAGCAATAGAGCCGTTAATGAAATCCCGACCCCGCATGGGGTAGCCTAAGTCCACAAGATTAAGGTTCTCTCACCGGGGTTTCCTTAACGGCTTTTTTGTTTTCGAGACTGGAGTAGGCATCGGGTTAGCGCCGGTGCAGTCATTAACCGACGGACGAAATGCTAAAAGCCCACTGCTTTATGTGAGCTACTCCAGTCTCACCTCTCTCACTCAGCCGTACTCCGCACGTTAGCAAGCACCTGCATGGGTGGCGCGGAAGAAAACACGCGTATCAGCAAGACCAACTGATGCGTTCCAGACTAACTGTGGTACTGGAGCAGGCTTGAGTGAATGTGAACAGCGTAAGCACTCAACCCGATGAAACAGTCGTCTATGACGGGCACGCCAGTGATGGCAGCCAGTTAGCTGAGAGCGCACAGAAGCGGCCTCCCAGTGGACACGGTGATACGAGTGGATTTAAAGCCCCCCATTCACCCTGCGTAGCTTTCAAAGTTTCGCATAAAGGAGATGACAGGCTTGCGATTCATGTGTTATATTAGAATTTTAAGGAGGAAATTGAAATGAAGGATGAATATACGGGTGGACCGGCGTTTCCGGCTGCGCATTTTGATTTGGCAGATCATGAGCACGGCATGTCACTGCGGGATTATTTCGCAGCCAAGGTCATGCAAACAATGGAGTGGGATTTCTATGACGAAGGTGAGCTTCGCGATGCGCAAGTGATGAGAGAGGCACAACGTTGCTACAGGATTGCAGACGCCATGTTGAAAGCGAGGCAAGGATGACCGACCAACAACTGGCAATTAAGAAGTGGAATGAGATTCGCAAAAGCCCCGTGATCAGAATGGCCGCCAACGAAAACCCAGAGTCGGAGTATTGGTTTGCCGAGGGGTTTAGACACGGGAGGCACGCACCACGCACATGGAAAACGTTGCGCAACTCGACAATCAATTCACTGGCAATTCGGCACTTGTTTGATGAGAGCGGCCTCTTCATAAAAGATGGAGGCAGAGCATTTGCTCAGGCCGTAGAGCAAAGACTAAAGGAGATGAACCAATGAACAGAGAAGACATTATTCGTATGGCACAAGAGGCGGGGTTTTACATTGAACACAATGAAATCTACAGTATGTCCACGCAATCAGACCATGAACTGACTGAGCCCATTGAACGCTTTGCCGCCCTTGTCGCTTCTGCCGAGCGTGCAAAATTAACAGGTCAAATTAACACGTTAGCGACAATGTGTGAATTGGCAATTGAACAACGTGACGAGTTGATGGCTCAACAAAAAGCAGACATTGAAACAATGCGGAGGAAGATGCAATGACACAAGATGAAATCATTGAAATGGCTAGACAGGCTGACATCAGAGACAGTTTGGAGTATGACCACATGGAGTGCAACATTGAATCTCTTGAAGCCTTTGCCAAGCTGGTAGCACAGCATGAGCGTGAGGCGTGTGCAATGGTCTGTGAGTTGCTTTCGCTTGAATGGGAAGATCAGCCAGAAATAGCGCAAGTAGAATCGGCAACTAAATTGGATTGCGCTTTAGCCATCCGAGCAAGGGGACAAGCATGACGCCAGAGCAAATCAAGAAAGGCCGTGGCGCGCTGGGTTTGGATCAAGCCCAGTTTGCGGAACTTCTTGGGCTAACTAGAACGACCATTACTGCGTGGGAGAAAGGCCACAAACCACCTCGCGCCAAAAACATAGCCAAGATGGAGAAGTTGTTTAATCGTCCATGGGTAGGTCTGACCGAAGAAGAGCAGCAGCAGTTATACAACGAGTGGAATCAAGCCATGGATGGTTGGGGTAGTTTTTACCGCGCGATTGAAGCCAAACTAAAGGAGAAAAACCATGAAGGTGAGGACTAACCGCAAGCGTGTACTGGCCAAGCTCGGCTACAACAACAGAGTGAGGTGGTTGATCGCGCCCATTCTGGCTAGAGCAGCCAAGATACGCGAACGCAATCAACGCATCAAAGCCCAAGTGGACAAAATGTTTCCGGAGTTAGCATGAGACAAATTAAACGATGCCCACACTGCGATGCAAAGATGGTGGAGTACCGCCATACATTTAACAAAGGCTTGGCACATGGCCTCTATGAACTTTGGGCTGCGGATGGCGGACCCATTAGTTTGCGCAGTTTAAGATTGACGCGAACACAATGGACGAACTTTCAAAAGCTAAGATACTGGGGTTTGGTTGGCCGCGTTAAGCATGACGGTGAATGGACTTTGACGTCACAAGGTTTAAGTTTCATTACCCAGGCAACACCTATACAAAAATGGGTGTGGACATACCGAGGCGAAACCATTCGCTTTGATGGCGACACGTGTTTCTTTCATGATGTTCACGAAGAGCTATACGACCAAAAGCCAGACTACTTATCTAACGCTAAACCACACAACAAAGGGACAGAATGAAAGAGTATTTGCAAGGCCGATTGGAGAAGTTGCGTAAGCTATATCGTGATACTGGTGAGGGTGAATACCTTTACCGAAGCCAAGAGATACAGCGTGCGATAGAGCAGTTGGCCGTACAAGAAACCTCCCCACAGTTGAAGCACGAGCATGAAGCAATCAACGGCTCAATCTAAGCGTATCACCATCCCCGTGGATCAGGCGATTGACATCATTAGGGCACGTCTTAAGTCAGACACTGGCATTGAGATGAGCTATGTGCAATTGTTTAATTTCCTGATCCATTTTTACTTGAAGCATTCAGATGAGCCACGCACCAAGTGGCAAACATTAACAACGAAAGGAAAGACATGAACCCCAATGACCACCAAGTAGGCGGCAGCCACTACAAAGAAATGGCAGTGCAGCCATGGGAAGTGATGGAGCGATTGCTTTCGCGTAATGAATTCATTGGTTACTTGAAAGGCAATATCATTAAATACGGCATGCGTCAAGGCTTGAAAGACTCTGATGATGGTGGCAAGCTGGCGCATTATGTGGCCAAGTTGGATTCTGTCACTGGCAACAACGCGCCTTTCTGAAAGCAAACCATGAACGAACCTGAACTAAACGTATGGGAGAGAGCCATGGGTTGGCGTAAGCGCCAGATGGTTAAGTCGCAGATCAACGAAGTGTCTGAGGCGATACGCAATAACACACTAGAGGAGGTGGCCAAAGAGTTTGAAAAAATGAAAAATGGTGGGGATACTACTCATAGTTTTGCGATATATGTACGCGCCATGAAGCGAAAATAAATTTAAAATACACCCATAATTAAAGGAAAAAAATGAAGGTCAGCATAGACAGTATCCGCATTGACGGAGGCACACAAACCCGTGAGCTAATCAACGAGACAGCAGTTGCACAGTACACGGAAGACCTGTTAAATGGTTGCATCTTTCCACCCATAGAGATCTTTGACGATGGCGTCCACAAATGGTTGGTCGATGGATTTCACCGACTGTTTGCACACAAGCGGGCAGACTACAAAGAGATTGAAGTTAACGTCCACCAAGGCACGCTGCGAGACGCGCAGTTCTATGCACTGGGAGTAAACGACAAGCATGGTTTGCAACGAACCAATGCAGACAAGCGCAAGGCGGTCAGGATTGCGCTAGAGGATTTGGAGTGGCAGGATCTCAGCGACATCAAGCTAGGTAAGATTTGCAATGTATCTCCGACTTTTGTAGCCAAGTGCAAAAAGGAAGCCAAGATTGAGCGCCCAGTAGAGAAGACTTACACAACCAAGCATGGCACAACAGCCACCATGGACACCACCAAGATTGGCAAGGCAAAACCCCAGACCGACGATCCAAAGCCCGCCACAGCCAAGCCAAAGGTTGAGCCCGCACCAGTGACGGAGTTGGCACCACTTGAGAAGTACACATCCACAGAAGGCGATCAGCTTAACGAGCTGTCCCATGTCAATGCTGAATTGCATGCGGAGAACCTGAAGCTCCAAGACAAAATGACTGTGTTGTCTGGCGATCAAGAAGTTATCAACGCGCAGTTTGAAACATTGCGTTCACAGATCACAGGGTTGGAGGCGGAGATGAAGGCCGTCAAAAACTCGCGTGATCAATTCCAAGCCAAGAATGCTGACCTAATCAAACAGGTTAACTACTGGCGTAAGCGTGCAGAGAAGGCCGAGAAGACAAAGTAACCCGATGCTGGGCGGTTTCCCAGTTGTATTAGGAGGATTGAATGTTAGAACTACGCACCCACCAACAGGAAGTGGTGGATCAACTGTCTCAGGGATTTGAAGATGGCCACCGCTGCCAACTACTTTATGCACCCACGGGATTTGGCAAAACAGAAGTAGCGATGTCCGTCATGCAGGAGGTATCGAAGAGCTACAAGAAGACTGCAATGGTCTTGGATCGTATCGTTCTGGTTGAGCAAACCAGTCTGCGATTGGGCAAGTACAAGATACCCCATGGAGTTATGCAGGCACAACACTGGCGGTATCGTCCGACGGAGCGCATACAGATTTGCTCTGCTCAGACGTTAGAGAAACGCAAGATCATTCCAGACATTGACCTGATGATCATTGACGAGTGCCACATCCAACGCAAGGGTACAGTCCAGTTAATCAAAGATAACCCACAGCTCAAGGTCATTGGCCTCACCGCCACGCCATTCACCAAGGGCTTGGGCAACATCTACACCAACATTGTGGGCGCGTCCACCACTGGCGACCTGATTGAGAATGGTTGGCTTACAGCTCTCAAGGTATTCATTGCCAAAGAGATTGACATGACGGGGGCTAAGAAGGTTGCGGGCGAATGGTCGGCAGATGAAGTGTCCACCAGAGGCATGCAGATCACGGGTGACATTGTGTCTGAGTGGGTTAAGAAGACGCACGAGATATTTGGTAAGCCACGCAAGACGATTGTGTTTTGTTCGGGCGTAGACCATGGCAGGGATTTGGCTAAAGAGTTTGCTGCAGCCGGATATAACTTTATCTCCATCTCTTACAAAGAAGACGATGAGTTCAAGCGTGCCACCATTGAAGACTTTGCCCGTCCAGATACCACCATCCATGGGTTGATAGCCACCGATATCTTGACGCGAGGCTTTGATGTGCCAGATGTGATGATCGGTGTGTCGGCAAGGCCGTTCAGTAAATCGTTTAGCTCTCATGTTCAGCAGTTGGGTCGCGTCATGCGCCCGCACGATACCAAAGAGTATGGTGTTTGGTTGGATCACTCAGGCAATTACTTGCGATTCCGCGAAGACTGGGACAAGTTATATGCGGATGGCGTGACTGAGCTAAAGGAAAGCGGAGAGTCAGCCAAGAAAGAACCCAACGAGAGAGAAAAGAAGCAGTCCAAGTGTATGTCATGCGGATCATTGTGGACGTCAGCCACCAGAATCTGTGCTCACTGTGGGTTTGAGCGTCCCAATATGCGGGAGGTTAGCAAAGTCCCAGGCGAGTTGCGTGAGTTGGAGGCGGCTAATCGTAAGCTCCATATCGACAATCAGGATTTCTATTCTCAGGTTTTGTTCTACGCAAAGACACGTGGCTATAAGGATGGATGGGCAGCGCACAAGTACAAAGAGAAGTTTGGCGTCTGGCCGAGAGGATTGCAGGAGAAGATGCAGCCACCATCTCCGGAGACAATGGGTTGGATTAAATCCCGCGTGATTGCATACGCAAAGGGACGGGCTAAATGAACTTCCACCAGTTTGCAGAAACCCATGGGCTTATCATTAACAATCTGGTCATGGACAAATGGATGCGAGTCCCCACCATCGACCACCCAAACAAACGCAATGGCGCGTACATCTTTGATGGGCAGTCTGGTGCAGTACAGAACTGGGCAGTCCATGAGAAACCTATTTCGTGGCACTCCAAAGAACCATTTACACCTGACCCAAACTTTGCACTCAAACGGGAGAAAGCCACCCAAGAGAAGCTCGCACTCCAACAGAAGGCGGCTCAACGCGCCCACCAGTTGATTAAACATAGCGTGATGGGTCAGCATCCTTACTTGGTTAAGAAGGGATTTGATACAGCCAAAGCGTATGTGTTGGAGGACAAGCTCGTCTTGCCCATGCGCGTAGACCAGAAGTTGGTTGGTTGTCAGATCATTCAGCCAGATGGAACTAAGAAGTTCTTGTTTGGGCAGAGGACTAAAGGC